GAAGAAAACAACATCGTGATCTGGGAGCATACTGATATACTCTCTTAATAGATTAACCTTATGACCTCCTCCACGTTTATTCATGTTGCCACCTTTCCAGTTAATTCCCTTACCTAAATTAACTACTTGATGATTGCTATACCCTGCCGATTGATACAAACGCTCACATCTCTTCTCATCCGTCCCGACTGTGATATGATGAGTATCAAAGTCAACAAAGTAATCATATCTACTATTGGTCGTTACATCACTACCTAAACGACTCCTACCTTGAGATGTCACAGGTTGGTCAATGTATGCACATGGTTTTAAATCTTTTAATCGGGTTGGTAGGTATTCATCAACTGGAATAATATTCTTTCTTGCGGCACGATTACACAATAACTTCGCTGCTTCAGGTGTGACTACATACGCCAACGTCCAGTAGGGATACTCAGGTACAACGACTACATCATCAATAGACGTACTCTCTCCCATCTCCTTCCATCCAAGGTAAATGAAATTATATGTCTCTAACAGTGTAGTAATATGATCTTCATTGTATTTCTCTCCTATAATGGCATCATCTTCGTATATTATAAAAGGTTCATTGGATGAGATACACCTTTGCCACAAATTATAATGCGATAAAAAACACCCTACTTCACCATGAGTAAGGTGTGTATTCAGTATTGGGTCAATCCAATCTTTATTTGTATCAAATCCCTTTTGTACTAAGTCAGGATATGACAGTTCCTTACCATTGACACCATAAGATGTCTCATAGGTTATACTGGGGTTTGTCTCTTCAAATAACTTAAGTCGATCTGGTCGATTCTTTAAGTTAATCACATAGCGTTTCATTGAACATCAGAATAACGATTCTCTTGTGCCTTATACCCTGCATATAAATTCTTATCTTCATTACCACTAATGTCATCATATTGTGAGTAATGTTCGATCTCTCTTGTTCTCCTATTCTTCACATACTTTAATTGACACCAACAATCCTCATTGCATAACAACAAAGTATGAATATACCTATGCTTCATTGGTTTACCACTTGTGTAAACACAATTCACTTTTGGTTTGATAGACGTTTCAATAGTAATATATCTACTAACTGGTTGCCATCCATCCTTTATTCTCTTTTGATTATCAACAGGATCACCCTTAAAGTAAACCCACCCTTCTTCTATGTCTCCACTTGGTCGATCCCAAATAACATAGTCATCTACCTGTGGTTCATACATTATGTCTCATTAATGGTGACGTTTGTTCCCTTACTTACATTGATTGTGACGTTATCACCTGTAACGTCTACCTGTCTCTCAGGTTTCTTTAGAAGTGCTGGATGATTCTCTCTTACTGGTTTCTCAGGTATTGCTCTTAATGATTGTGGAGATATACCTTCATTTAAACCCCATTCTAACCATATCTTCGCTTGATCTTTTGGTAGTTGTTGTGCCTTCTCATTCAGCAATTCCCATCCAGAGGTAGTCAATTCTTCTACTCTGTATGCTTTCTGAACATCACCTTTATCAGGGTTAGTTAATTCATTCATGCGTTTTGTATCATCAGCATAAAATGGTTTTGTATCTCTTGGAGTTTTATCAAATTCAGGTCTAATTACCATTGTCCTAAGTTGTAAATGCGTCTATAATGTTTGAGTCGTAATCTTCTGCTAATTGCAGTTTTTGTGCCTTGATTACATTCGGCATGATTAATTCAATAAAGTCCTGATTAAATCCCTCCTCACTTGCAAGTAATTCAAATGCCTCAGAATCATCTTTGGCAATAACATTGATTACTCCACCATATTCAGATTGAGGAAAAGGAACCCAATAATCAATAATATACAAATATTTCATTTATCTATAATACCACTCTTCCTTTAACTTGTAAAGTATTATGGTGTTCTTGTAACTTCAATTTAATCATCTTTAACTTGTGCATCAGTTCAGGATGCCACTCCTCATTGATATAATCCTCTAAATGAGCAATATGTTCCAATGCAAAGTTTAACTTAGTGGCATCATTCATTTTCATAAAACAAACTCCTTCATATAATAATCGTATTCAACTTGCATTTCTTTTGCCCTACGTTTATAATAGGTTTCATTGCACTTGCGAGTTGTCTCTCTTTTAATATATGCCAATTCTTCTACGGATGCGTGTTCCATAAAAGATTTGAAAGTTTTAATAAACTCTTCTATCTCAGCATCACTCATGCTGTTAAACCTGCTGCACCCTCAAAACATTCTGATTCAAGGTTATCATTCATAAATCCTTTCATTGATCGCAAAGCATCCACAGTTAATTGTGTTGCCTTTTCTGCTTGATCGTGGTTATGAATGTGAAAGAATTCATCTTGCATTATATCTTCCAAATGATCCTGTAAGAGATTAAAAACTAAATCAAACTCTTCTTCGTTAAAAGTGACTTGTTTCATTGGACTAGGTGCTGGTAGTTGTTACTAATTATAACACTTTTATTCTAATATGTCACTATCTTAACATTATTGCATTAATTTATCAATACTAATTACACACAAAAATGATAACATAACCACAACATCCCACCCTTTAGTCCTGATAAAGTATGGAATACTTAAAAGATGACTCACCAAATACAACGCTGCACCGATTGTTGTAGATACATTTAAGACAACAAAGTAGGATATTACAATCAATACTGATCCGATTACCCTACTTAATGAATCAGGTTTCAGAGTTGGCATAATCTTCATAGCGATAGGTTGCTATCTTCAAACATTCATATTCACTCAGATTAGGAAACTCATCCAATACCTGTTCATAGAGTTGCTCTTTAAGTTCATCATTACAAGGGTGTGACATAATAAAATCCTCCTTTAACCAATGTACTTCTTAGTTAACTCTTCAGTCAACCAATACTTCTCATAGTCACTATTCTCTTCCAAATATAAGTGACCTCCCATCCAATCTGCTTTTGATAAACATTCTTCTCTACTATCCGCATCTAATAAGTTATATTTTGCATACTTAGTATATGGTGCTTTAGAAGAATATGATAATGATTTGTAAACATCTCCAGTTTTAATATCAACAAAGCAGTTCACATCCGCTAACCTATATTCATTCTCACCTCTACAATATGATGATCCTTTCTTATATTCAGTTATCCTGAAATACTTTCTACCTTTAGTAACAACAAACTTCGTATGAGGTTCCCAAGTACCATTCTCTATCTCATCTAAATGCTTCTTTGCACCTTTACCAAATGATCTTTCCTCACCAAAGATTGATATATTTTTATTATAATGTTTTATATTATATTCTTTATGATCTTCCTCTAATCTATCTGCTAATTGATTAACATAACCATCAAGTTCTGTTGTTTGAATAACTCTCACTTGGTGGTTAGTTTCCCATAGTTTTAAGTCGTAAATACCATCCTTTAATGATAAATCACCTGTAATGTTAGTTTTTGTACCTTCATTTAATGTAATCATAATTAATCGTGGAAATTGGGAATAAAGGTTTCAAGCACTTCATAATGACCATCAACTGCACCTTCAAGTTCTTCAAAAATGCGTTCAATTTCATCAGTAGTGCCTTGTCTATGTGCTACTATCTGAAGGTGATGTAGTATTGTGCTAATCTCACCTTCAGTTAATGCACATATTAATCTGGTATTACTCATTATTGCCACCCATGTAAGTAATTGAAATATGATATGTTTAGGTAATCGTGATTATGCCATTGACCAACTTGTTCAGGGGTTGCATCTTCAGGGCAAAAGATAAACTCTTCGCAAAAATACTCTGCACTAATGCCTCCAAGTTCATCACAGGCATGTAAAATCTCATCACATTGATTAGCGTCCATTGCCATTTCATCAACTAAGAAGTCAATGTCAGCAAAGATTTGATTAGAAGGGGTGTTCATGTTGCTAGATCCCATAGGGTTTCAAAGGACTCAATCCATGTTACCTGTTCAGAGGTAAGTTCGGATTTGTTTTGCTCATCAGCAGAGACATAAGGTAATCCCTGTTCTGTGAGGTAGTTTTCATAGACCTGAACTAACAGGTCTATTTCATCAAAAACTTTCATTTTTTGTAGGAGATTGCTGGATAAAGGTCGAACATGATGTCTCTTACTCTCTCACGATCTAAACTGTCACCATAACCCCAAGTTAACACAGTTGGATACTTTTCTATCTGCCTCCAGTATTCGTGAATTGCAT